TCCGATCTATAGCGCCAAATAAACTGCTTTTGCCTGAGCCGTTTTCGCCAAGTATGGCAACCAAACCGCGAGTAAACTCACACGTACGCTGCCGATGGTGTACCCAATTCCGGACTTCCAACTTCAAGAGTTGCATCGTTTAGTTCTCGTGTATACCTTGAAAACTGTTCATCAAACTCTTTTACAGGATCGACAGCGTTTAACAACGCCGTCGCTAATTTGTATGCGGCGCTACTGTCGCCGAGCAGGTCGGCCACGGCGGCCAGTAAATCGTTTTTTGTATGGTCTCTTGTCGCGACCGTTTTGGAACTTGCTTTATCCGTAATCGCCTCGCAGGCGACGTGAGCAAGATCTGACGCTGATGTCATAAGCCGGAGATAGGCGTCCGGCAGTTTCTTGTCAAATTTGATACGCACAAGCGGCTTATCGATCTCTGCAGGCAGTCCGCCACGAACAGCCGCGATGTCTTTTGCCAGTTGCCCGGCGCAGAGCTTATCCAGGGTTTCCGAATCTTTAACTGTGTAGGTCAGAAACCGGCGTGTTTTTAATTGCACGGGCTCAAAATGGATTATGCCGGTGATTGTCTTATTAATAACAAAAAAGAACTTGTCTGGCGCCTCACTCATGTCTTGCATCGCCGTAGAGCCGGGCGACAACATGCGGACTGGTTTTCCATTTGCGTTTGTGCCCTCTGCAATTTTTGTGACGTGAAAATCGCCGGCCAACACGGTGTGGGCGTAATGCACATCTGACAACTCGCATTCGGTGCGGCCGATTTCACCCATAAAGTCTTTCCAGACCTGATGCGTAACAAGAATGTCCGTGTCTTTCGGTACTATTTTCATGGCTTCTTGTATCTCGCCGCGGGGCAACCAGTCAAGCCCCCATACGGCTACGTCATCAAATAAGACGCCAGTGTCGTGCAAGTGAATAGGCCAGGGATGAATACTAAGCCAGGGTGCGTTGCGGTCGTATTCGTGATTGCCCTGAATGTAGTAAACAGAAATACCAGCATCTTGCATTCGCGTTAAACCGCGGCACAGTTTCGCGATGGGGCGGGCAAGATTTTGCTTTTTCTCAAGGATGTCGCCGCCGAGGATTAGCGGCAGTTTTTTTGCCAAGCAGTACTCTACGATCTGCTCGAAACTGTAATACGCGTCGCCATAAATACCGGGCCTAGATGTCCAGGCACCGTCTTCTAAATGCAAATCAGCACAGAACACAAAAAGAGGCTGCACTAGATTCTCCTACTCGTCTGAGTGTTCGTCGTCTTCTTCATAATCTTCGTCATCGTAATTCTTGTCTTTGGCGTACGGCGGCCAAAAATTCATCGGTGTATCTTCTGCTTCTGGAAAATTTGTGAATAACTCCAGATGCTTGAACAACTTTGCAAACGTGTTAAATATTGCCGACGGCATTTTTTTATTCGGCGCCTGTTGGCTTTTCATCTGCAGCAGCAATTTATGCCACTCGTCTGGTTTACCGCTAAACCAACCGACGTCTTTGTTTTTAATACTGCCGTGTGCTGTATCGACTGTCGTAAATATCTTGAAAAACGACAACGAAAATAAATCGGCTAGGTCGTCTAACGACGGCTTAGAACTTGGGCTGCGCTTAATGAATTTTTGACAGGCGGGCAAATGCACTAATGCATGCTCAAATTCAGCCTGCATGTGCTGTAGCTCTACCGCCATACTGGAAGCAGAAACGGCGTCATACACGTCAAGCCCATCTGGGTGCATCAAGGCTAGTGCTGTATTTAAGGTGCTGAAGTCGCGGCGCAGGGCTGAGACGTACGTGCGGATAAACAACATTTCCGCTGGCGACATTTGCTCTGGCTTAAGCATTTTGAGCCTCCGTGCTCAGTATACAGCAAATTAAATGTTACAGGCGGCGACATGTTATCGAAACGTGTCGTTATTCTTTCGTCTCTGCGACACGTTCTTCAGTGCACGGACCGTACTTAGCCTCGATCTGTAGCATATAGTCGTGTAGCGGTTGATTGCACGACCACACAATTTCACCCGGATCGCAGATCTCTGATGTATCGGCGTACCGATAGGTTCGCGGTGACGGATATTCCGTTCCCGCTTCGAGCACGACGACGCGACCGTTTTCCTCATTAATAAGCGGGCCGTTTTCTTTCAATACTAAACCGGGTGGAGCAGGTTCCAGTTCTTCCTTGGGGCACACTGTTCCAAACGGCACACCCGTATCACGGTGGTACTCAGTGAATAGATATTTGTGATTAAATTTCTCGCGGATGCCGATAAAACCATTGCTGGCCTGCACGAAAACGCCAAAGCCAAGATTTCGACTGGACAGTCTATACACCCAGCCGTTGCGACACTCGTTGAGCGGAATAGTGTTTTCTCGAATTGGAGCAGACCCGGCATCTTCCTGTGTCATATCAACTTCCTTTCTCGGGCTGCTCAATGCAGCCGTTCTCACTTCGTTCTCTCCAAAAGTCCGTCAAGGACCGCCGCTATCTCGTTGCATTTCACATCGTCCTCATCGGCGTAAATGTCTCGCACCTCTTGCAAAACGAACCGTTCCGATTTGGTAAGCGTGGGTTCTTCGCTGTTAATTACGGCCTGTAGGCGCCGCACTTCTGCCGCGAGTAACGCTATCTCGCGATCATCAGGCCGAGATGCCTCAATTACGTCAGGGTCGATTCTCATTTGGTTTTCTCCAGAAGTCTGCTTAGTGTGATGGCCCACTCCGCACGTTGAGCAGGATTCATTGACGGCTCGCTAACCATTATTTTCCTAGCCATATTTATCGCCTCCCGCTCCTCGTCGGTGAGGGCGTGTTGGCCGGAAAGGCCATCAATGATTTTCTCGCGATCCGCGTCTGTCACCCACAGCATGACGCTGTACGGTGCCTCATCACGCGGAGGTGCAGGAAGACGCATCCAGTGAGTTGGCCTGCCTGACTCATTCCAGCGCAGGCCGGGTTGAGATTCATCGTCGATCTCTCGCCACGCCATGCCGTATGCGGCGTTTCCCCAGTGCTGGTCTGCATCGCGGAATCCCAGCACGGCCCCGCCCTTTTCGGGCAGGGATTCTTCAACAGAAATCCACATCGAAAGTAATGTCCTCATTTCGTCCTCTCCAGTAGTGCGCGGAGCGTAGCGGCTGCGCTGTCTGCGCGAATGTATTTCATTTGGTTGATCGCAAACTTCAGAGAATCCCGTTCCTCGTCGGTGAGTGTCAAGTGTTCCTGCGAAGAATCTTGACACGGCCCAGTACCCCAGACCGTTTTTCGCCACTCGGTCATCTGGTCGTCAAGGTCGCTCATTTTGTCCTCTCCAGTAGGTTGCGAAGCGTGTCAACGCGATCAAACTCTTCGCAGTTTCCAGCGAGTTCTTCCGCCCACTCCACCGCCTCCCGCTCCTCGTCGGTGAGCGTGGGCTGAAAAATCCTCGCAATCCTCCGCGCCGCAAGCCTCGCCCTGTCTTCGGCGTAACTGTTGCCGCCCTGCCACTTCTTTGTGGTGCCCTCGCGATACCACCGCATGGCGCAGTGGACGATTTCGGCACCCCGCTCCAGTTGGGATTCCCCGTGAGAACCAGCGGATGCAGGAGACATCGCCTTGTCGTCCTGCGGTGTAGTTTCGTCACTCATGCGATGCTCCTGATCCTGCGTGTTCTCACTTCATTCGCTCCAGCAGCCCCCGCAGCGTGCGTATCTCGGCAACGCAATCGGTGGCTGAGTGCAAGGCCATCTCCACGCACCACTCCACCGCCGCCCGCTCCTCGTCTGTGAGCCGCAAACGCTCAACTTCGGCGAAAAAAAAACCCGCGCGCGCTTCGACAATCAGTTTTTCTTTGTCATTCATTGTTGCTTTTTATTTCCTGTTCAAAAGCCACAGTATCACTAACAGCCCGCCCGCTGAGATACAGCAGTGCGTCACGTCAACCAATGTCATATATGCCTCGCGATCATAACTAAAACGTCAGCCTCCGAAAACTAGTGGCGGGAATCGAACCCGCGACCTGCCGATACAATCCGGCGCTCTACCACTGAGCTACACTAGTTGTGCCGAGAACTGCCCTACCATCACCGCCGTCACGTATTTCGCCAGTAGGGTGTCAGTCATTAGACGGGACCGTGTTTAGAACACCATCGGCTTAATGCCCGGGTAGGATTCGAACCTACAACCGAGGGAACCAAAATCCCTTGCTCTGCCAGTTAAGCTACCGGGCAACCGCTTATTTTTTACAACAACTGTCGCACTGCGTCACAATCCAACCACCAGATCTTTGCTTGCCGGGGTTGCCGCATACCTCACAAGTAACTAATGACATCTCGTGGGCCATGCTTAGCACGCCAAAAATATACTCGTCAGAATATCCGTCGTGGTAGAGCCGCAATCCGCCAAACTTCTCTTTAATTTGAGCCCAGACAAATTTTGCGTCTGGATTTTCCTGCTGCACCTTATTCATGTGCAGGCTGATTAACTCTGACGTGGCGTTAATCAGGCCATACCAGCCGTCGCCGCATTCGCAGCCGAAGCACATCAGGCTTTCTGTCGGCGGTAATTCCGTAGTCGCGAACAACTCGGGATACGACATTACAAGTTCGTGCTCAAGTTCTGACTTCATTTGGCAATAACTCCAGAAACTTCTTGGCGACAGCGATCGTAGCAAGGTTGTCGTTTTCTGCGTTATGGGCCGTGCCGGTTTCAATGTTGAAAAGCGTGCGCAAATGCGGCAAACCACACCCGCCGGAAATCATACGTGCTGTCATTAAAAACCGGGCCACAGCACAAGTGTCGAGCGGCGGGTGAGTAAAGTAGTCGCGCCACGCCTTGTCCGGCATCACATAGGCATGCATGAACTTCATGTCAAAAGGCACGTTATGCCCTGCCGGCACAAGTTTTTTGACGCCGCTCATAGAAATGGCTTCTTTGACAAACGCCAGAAAAATTTCTTGGGCCTCTGCCACCGTAAAACCATGCTCATCGTTGTCAGCCAGTTTGATCTGGTTAACTTCCATGGCTCTCGGATGCGTCACGTATTCGGCGTGTTTGAACCGCAGGTACACACCTGGGTCAAACCCGTGCGTTGGCACAATGTTGAACTTGCCATCCGTGACAATTGCCGACAGCGTAAGCAGACTGTAGTCAGGAGTCAGCCCGCCAGTTTCCGTGTCGAAAAACAGATACATGCTTACTCGAATTCGTTTGGGTGAAAACTGACAAATTGTCCGCCGTCATTGTCGAACAGAATGCCAGGAGAACCGCCGTTCGTTTCAGCCGCCCGCATTGCAATGCGCTCAAGTTGCCGGTAGATAGTTTTACCCTTTTTTCCGAATTTAAGGGAGAGGAAACCAAAAACCGTCAAGTGTTTCTCGACACCGCCAAGATCATCTGTCATCTCGTATCGGTTGTCGTCGTCGATATGGCCTTCAAAATCAAAGTTGGGCGTCATTAAAATATCCTTAATGCAATGAGCTTATCTTGAGTCGGAAATAAATAAATGCCTTGTACCGCGAGTTCACGCGGTTGGTCGTTTCTTAGCAGCACCTCGTCTGTCTGCTGATCAACTAGCCGAGAAACTATGTAGCCACCTGTATGGCCGTAGTCGGCGTGCAGGGCTACTGCCATGTTCGTACCAGGAACCGGGAGCCGTGCCGTCGTGGCCGCGGTGACATGTGCCACCATGCTATCTGCTGTTTTAGACGTGTCAACTATTGCCTGTAAAAAGTTAACTGGCGGCTTCGCGGCAAAGGTTGAAAAAGGAATAACTTTGACGTCGCCCGAAAACGCACCAAGTGCACCGCCGATTACAACACCTTCTGGGTCAATTACAGCCCCAACATTTTCTAAATGAGCAAACGCCAGGTAGACGTATGCCAGCAGTACTGCCGGTACAGACGTGTAATCCTCGGGCGTTGTGAGCGACGTAATACCGGCCTCAGCCTGCGGAAGTTGCAGATATTCGCCGGTCTCGAGGATTATGTGCTGCGGGTCAGACCCGAACGAAGCACCCCGAATTTGCGGGCCATGCGGCGCCTTATACAGAACAAGCCGCATACCCAGACTGCGGCAAATTTTTTCATCGAGCGGTTTTGCTTTGAAGATCTTACTGATGTTCTGCGGCTGAAACAATGCAGTTGCTGTACCCTCAATAGCCGGCGCGTTCCAATGCGTCTCTATTAGCTCGCTCACTACAGCTTCAAATACTTCGGCCGTCGCTTCTTCGGGTGCGTCTGCAAGGATGTCACTAAAGACAGCAATAGCCTTTAACAAGACGAGCATAAGTTTGTCGGCGTCCGCGGGTTCTTTTACGTGCTGTGCTATTGCCTTCTGACAACTTGTGCTCACAGCCTGCGTGAAAGAGAACTGCAGTTTTTCCCAAGCGACGTCGGGGACCTTGGACGCAAAATTGGCAATAGCCGTGGCGGCCCGTTTGTCCAGCAACTGTGCCCGACGCAGCAGTTCGATTACCGCCGCAATAACGAATACCTTTTTTTGCAACTCGTTGGTTTGAATATTTTTAATGAGTTTCGTTACGTGGTCAGAAACAAGATTTTTCTCCGACATAACCTATTTTCCTATGTATGCGGCGTCGCACGCCGACACTAATTTGCAAAAAGCATCTGAATATGTGCCATCAATAAATACGGTCTGCCAGCCAGACGGAATAGATGCCAACAATTCTTTAGAGTGTTGCTGTGCCCCAAGCACAACAACCATTCCGCCGGCCGCATTGTCTGGCATACAAGACTGTAACGTGCGTACGGTCTTGTGTAGCAGACGCAAAGCCCTGTGTGGCTCACCAAGCACGACGAGCACGCCGCCAGGCGGTAAGCATGCCTGTCGCAACTGCTCGGTCATCACTAACAGATCCACGTACGCTGCTGCGCCGACCGAAGCCCCTAACTCAGCGCCGCGGATTGCCGGTGCTGTGTGCGCCGCAATCTCACCAATCTCGGCTTGCACGGTAAGCGGCTTCCTGGCGTGAAAACACGTATGCATGAGATAATCGTCAGCCCAGCGCCCAATGGCTTCGCCGTAGCCGATGCCGTGTGCCGCCGCAAACTTCGCCATGTCGGTTAAGTCCACGTCAGGGGCTGCGGTCGCCACCGCCGAAAGCGTGACAGCCAAACTAGTCACGTAATCTGTCAGCATAAACTCGCGCACGGCTTTGGTGCCGCAATCGGCTACGCCGTCGACACCTAAGAAAAAGCACACCGGTTTCCCGGCAAGCCGGGCCCTGTAAATCGCAGTCCCGGCGGTGTGTGCGTCATTGCTCGGGGACTTACTGGCACGACGCTTGCACGGTTTAGCGACGGCCGGAACAGTTAACGTGTCAAAGACGGGAAACGAACTAGCAAGCGTTGCCGGAAACGTAATGGGTAGCCCGGCCGGTAACTGCTCCGGCTCAAGAACCATCGGCCCTATACCGAGCAAGAGCCACTCTGCTTGCACATTCGTATGTGCGGCTATTTGTGCCAGCATCCGTACCGTGATGGTTTTTTTAAACTTTATGCATACGTACAAGTGCCTGTAGTTCACATTTGTGGTGGCGGCCAGTTGTTTCAGGCTGCCACCAAAAAGAACGTCCGCAACGTGCTGCACGCGAGCACGGTAAACCGACGACTCAGACAGCAGGCGTTGCACCTGCCGGGCCAGTGAGAGTTTTTTTGGCGAGGGCATCGTTTTTTCTTTCGCGCATGTATGGTATGAGTGCCCGGCCGGTTTTTGCCAGCAACCCTGTGCCGCTCACCAACCGCAAACCGTGTGCTGCATGCAGGTACGCCGACGTTAGTTCCGCGTAACCAGTAAGCAACTCCAGAGGATAGCGGCAAAACTCTCCGAAGAGTTCGAAAAAGTCCGTAGCGAAATCAGGCCGAGTAGCGTCCAATTTTACGCTCTTTAAGTACGTTACTTTTGCACCTCGAATACGCACAACCGGCAATCGGATATTAGGCCGGCAAATGAAAAACTGCCGCACTTCAATGTTCCAACCTGCTGCGTCAGGAATAACAACCAGCCGCCACAATGATCCACGCGTCGATCGTGCTAATTTTTTGCCATCAATTAATTGACGGTAGTTTTGTTTTTGTTTAACAAGCACTCGTCGCAGCAGCCGGGCGTGTTCTTGGATTTGCTTGTGGTCTGTTCCACGTATTGGATTAAAACCAGGAGCGGGTACATACCAGCGAACAACGCGACATACGCCCACAAAATTGGAATCATGTTTTAACAACCTATTGATGGCGTGTTTGACGTACACATAGTGTGCCGTTACTAGGTTGACCGTGCAAAACGGACAAATGTGCGTACGCCAGCACGGCCGTAACTCAACCTGATGCCCATCAGGCGACTGATAATGAGCACACGACGGCCGGCAAAACATGCACCGCCGATACGCGCTCTTAAACTTTTTCAAGTCAAAATTTGGATCGTACGGCGACAACCAGCGCTGCTTTGTAGGCAACCACATTTCGCGGGTGGTCATCTCTTGCAGACGCCAAATCCATAGCCGCCGAAATCGGTTTAATCTACGAGACAGGGTAAAAAGCGATTTGCTCTTCATTCCGAGCACGAAGTGCATAGCAAAAATTTTGCTGATGCGTGTGCCCGCCCTGTCTATCCGCCACCGACGATACCTAAAATTTTTGACGTATTGCGGGAAATCAAATTCAAACGTCAATGGTCTTCGCCTGTTCCTTGGCTAGTGGTTTCCTGACCGCCCTGAATGGCGTCCAGCGTTTCCTGTGCCGGAGTTAACTCGCCAGCACGTCCGTACTCGATACGCTCGCGCACAAGCTGCGTTGCTATTTCAACATCAACTTCAACGTACGGAATTTTTTCCTTAAGCAATTCAAGTTTTGTCGGGCCAACTCCGGCCACATTAATTTCGCCAGGGTTTTGGTCGGCAAAGTCTTCAAGCCTGGCGACCTGCAGTGCGTCTTCGTAAGTATCAAATAACAATGCCCGATTGTCTTTGTCAGCAAAAAAACGAACGCCGCTTGGATCGCAAATTACCCAGCGCACAGGACTCTCGCCAGAGTCAATAAACAGCGGTCGTCGGGGGGCCGCCTGCACTATTGCCGGCGCTTCTGGCGAGCAACAGAACTTGAACTTCTTGCCGCTGTTGCAGGGGCAACGGTCATTGCGACGAACGATCATGCCGCCGCGGGGATTGGCAACCATACTGGCCTCCTTGCCGGTCGTTGAGAGGACGAAAGCATATCCAGTCGCTCAAAAACGTCAAGTGGCCCAAAACTGCATACCCCCTTGAGCGACAAAAATTTGACGCAAACCATTGCACCACAATGAGATCTGACAAGCCACAAAAAAAATCTTGTCCGAAGTACGCTATCCATGTGTATTTCCTTCGGAAATACAAGGAGTGTAGTGAAGATTTTTTGAGTCGGGGTGTACGTTACTAAACATTTTCAAGCACGGTAGTGACTGATTTTTGGTTCAACAGATTTGTTTTGACGGTCATTGGTCCAAAAGATCTATTCCAACTTTCTGCTGCCCAAGTTAAAACTCTGTGGTGTTGTGTTTCTATAACGGGATAATTCATTCGAATACTCCACCTATTGGTGCCCTCTATTTCTACAGTAAAAAATCCACAGGCTTTAATCTGCTGGGCTAGCTTGTAACTACCTGTGAACAATACGTAAAAACCATTTGGGTGTCCTTCGCAGCTGAATTGTGGTTTTCCGCCAAGTTTTTCGATCATTAGCACAAAGAAATTTACACCGCGTTCTAGTTCTTCTAACTGCCCTGTAAGCGGTGAGACGCGCAGCAATTTTAGTTTTGCCGCTTGTTTCCATGTGCTAATTTTTACAGATTTTTGTCGACTTTTTGCTGACTTTGTAGCCGCCATACTTTTGATCGCGTTGTTGATTTAACAGACTTGCCCGCAATAATTCTGCGGGTGTAAGCGCTATACGTACCGGCTGTTTAAGCAAATTGTTTACTTGTCGTTTTTGGTAAATAACAGTACCAAGCAACGCAAGAACACTAAGGCAAACGCAGACTGAGACGTGTTTGCTGACGGTTTCATGATGTACTCCGCAAAGTGTGGCGACCCAAAATAAAAAGGCGTTCTGCCAGTGATAAATTGTGTCAATCATTGTAAATCCTGTTTACATAGGCCAGTTGTTCTGGCACAATTATAGCATCGTTAAATGCACTCTTCCTGGAGATCCCGCCATCCGATTTGCGCAGATACGCCGTGGATTATGAGCCCACAGCGGCACTAAGCCCGGGATGTTAGTCTGTTTTCTGGTGACTTAGGCCAGCACGTATAACAGACAAGTGAGTCACGCTTTACCGGATTAAGAGGCTGCGTAACGAGCACTGTGAATTAAGGGACGAACGTGCCCTTGTTGTTGATGATGTTATTCATGATCGCAACAAGGCGCTTTTGGTCGTCAGGGAGCTTTTCTTCCCAGGAAACGACTCTAAGGGCTTTCGTATTGGACATTCTATCTGTATCAAATGCACCGTAACCGCCTTCAAACGCAATCTCGATCAGCTTCAACTGCGCACGCGAGAAGAAGCCGGTCAGCCCGTTTGTAAACTTACCGTCCTCAACTGTTTCTTGAAAGTCAAGAATGACCTCTTTCGTGAAATCATTTACGGTTGTTTGATTGTTGTAGAGCGTGCAGCTCATAAACAGCGCCCCAAGGGCACAGCACTCACAGGCCGGGATCTTCTTTTCCAGGAATAATTCCCGGACCGGCGCTGTGCCGTTGAACTTGATATCCAGTTCTATGTTCTCTGTGTTCTTTTCGTTGACGGGATTTACCCAGACGCCAGCCTTGGGCCTGAACCGCTTGGCTTTGATCTGAGCAATGATGTCTTCAGCGATCAGCACACGCTTTCCAGCCGGCGTGGCTTTTGCGAACAGTCTATTACGCCTTGCGACCTCGGCCGCGACGTCGATCGGCTTTTTTGCTGGCTTTTTTACGGCCGCCTTTTTGGCCACCCGCTTGGGGCTGGCTTTCTTCTTTTTTGCCTTCGTGGGCATTTTGTTCCTCTTTGTGAAACGGTAAAAACACGGCTTCAAATCCGGCGCCGAGGATTACAAACGAGAATCCCCAGCCCCATTCGTACGTGTAATACGTGCATTCTGTGGTCGGTTGAAATCGAAACCCGTACTCACGCACATCGCCGTACGTACGGAAACCGACAAACGCAATAGGCCAGTACCACTTGATGCTGGTCGGCCAATAGTCGTTAATTATTCTTAGCATTTGGCAAATAGCTTGCGGACAGCATCACGCCGCAAAACATAAGGCTCAATAAGGGCCCGGTCGAATTTCCCGCCATAACCCAGCAGCGGGTCAAACCAGCGATCGAGGCTGTAGCCGCGCCAGGCGATTACGACAGTCTTTTTGTTGACTTTGGTAACGACATACCACGCGTAGCCGTCGCCCCGCGGGATACTAAAAAGTTTGCCGACGAACAGCCCGTCGGGAAGTGCGTCCGACAACGTCCGTGCCGCTTCGGCTTCATTGTTTACGTAGTTGTCGTATTCGCTGCCAAAACTCGTAGGGATTTCACGGACGTCTGTTTCTTTTACAAGATACGTCTTGCCGGTAATAGCGTCTGAAATTGTCAACAATTTATGGTCGTTGTAGTTTGCAATCGCTGCACCGCCGTAGCGATCCAGAATGCCGTACACCGTGTGACCGGCAACACCCGGCAATTGAAACTTGACTTGATAGTAGTCGGGAATTTTACTCATCGAACATTCCTTGTGCGTTTTGTACGATGTGCTGTATGACGTCAATAACGACGCTATTGCCAAATTGTTTTATGGCTTCGGTAGTGCGGGCGTGAGGCTCGAATGTTTCTGGGAATCCGTTGAGGCGGGCACACTCGCGGGGCGTCAGCCGGCGGACAGCCTTGTGAGCGTAATACATGCCCGTCTTGGCCCCTACGCCGCCGCCAGAGGCCGATATGGTGACCGCGTGGCCGTCCACATGGTATATCCGCTCTCCCTGCCGCCCTAGGCCAACCTGGCCGATCCTGACGGGTTTTGGGGTGCCGGGTTTTACCTTGGTAAGCACGTTGACGACTGGCGGGTATTTAACCTCGTCAATATGCATGTCTTCTACGCCCGGAAACTTTGCGGGCTGTAGGATGTCGCGGACTCGAATTGTTTTATTAACAGGTTCTGGCCATTCGTAACGATGGCACCGGAACGGGCGCTTTCGGTCGAAGCCCAGGATGTAAATACGTTCTCGTTTTTGCGGGACGCCGTAATGGCTGGCGTTTAACACGCGCCACGTTACGTCGTACCCAATGCCAACCAGCGTGTTGAGGATCGTGGTCAGCGTGCGGCCGTTGTCGTGGGCCGCAAGGTTCTTGACGTTTTCCAGCAACAGCAAGCGGGGCTTGTGGTGCTTGGCTACGCGCACTATCTCGTGAAAGAGTGTGCCGCGGGTCAGATCTGCAAAGCCTTCTTGTTGGCCTGCAATAGAGAACGGCTGGCAAGGAAACCCAGCACACAGGATATCGTGTGCTGGGATTTCCTTGGCCGCAATCTTGGTGATATCGCCCGACGGGCACTCACCGAAATTGTTTAAATACACTTCCCGGGCGTTGGCGTCGATGTCAGAAGAAAATACACACTTCCCACCAAACGACTCCAAGGCGAATCGAAAACCACCGATCCCGGCAAAAAGGTCTATAAACGTAGCGTTACGCAGAAACCTTTTCTTCGGCTCGATAGTGATCACGGGTGCTTCCTTGCATAGGTACTACCGGGTGAATTTGGTTCCGGTAGCGAACGGGCGCCGACCAGCGGCCCCCGAATGCGGCAGCGTACCGTGCTTTCGGCTCCTGTGCAACAACTGCCAGACGTGAAAACCCGTCATATGCAGGTTGTGCATTGAGTTTAGGTGATTGACGGTCCTATCCATCAACGGCGTATACGGCCAGTGATCGCTGGGGACCGCCGGACCAGCCGCGTAAAGAAGTTCAACGCCGGTTAAGACGTCAAATAACTTGTCGTTGTCAGCAATGCCGACTTCGAGCAGCGTATTGGCGCCCATTGCACTGGCAACGGCGTCAATATGCTTACGCATCAACGTTAAACTAGCTTCACGTTCGGCTTTAGTTAACTTTTTCTTGGTAGACACAACACTATCCTTTTTACTCAAAGACCTGGAATATTGCCCGTTAAAAACTTTTTGCTACCGACGCGGTTGTTGTACAAGTCAAGAAAACACTTCGCCGCTACTTTGTAACGGTCGCCGCTTTTCAGTTTTCTTAGGCTTGTCTTTGACTGCCCCTCGATAGCGTCGACCACCTTTTCGGGCGTAACTCGTTTCATTCTTTTTAAAAGGTGATGCAGGTTTACGCGGTCATCAAAAACTGTCAAGAAGTACGACAGCCCGCGCGGAATATCGTCCTGCAGTGCTTCTTTTTTTCCGGGCCACGCGTCGTGAATGAGATCTAAGACGGTTTTAAGTTGTGCAATCCCGCCGTCGCTGACGATGTTTTGCACCGCCTTCACGGCCCGAAAATTCGGGTAGCCCGTCTTGTTCGACAGGCATGTAAAATCAAAGCCACAACTACGCACAGTCTTGAGCACCGATATGGCGTGCGGGTCTTTTTTTGCCAAGTCGGCAATAAACAACTCCTGAGCCCCGACGTTAACCCGGTTTTTATTTATGCGGACAAAGACCTCGGCTTCATGAGCAACCCCTTTCGACTCAAACATAATGCAACGCGCCATGTTGTGCTCGTCGGCGTTTTCTGGGTCTTTTTCAGCCATAATTTGTTTGGCCGTAATGCGCTGTTGACCGTCAACACCCCACCGTGTCCCATCCTCCCGTACGCCGATAATCGGTGCGCCGAACGACACCGGACAATAGTTCGCTACGATCTCGTTAATCACTTTGGGTTTTAAAACCCGCTGATACACTTTTCCAATTCTTGTTGGATGTTTGTCGTCAAAGATATAATCCCTGCAAAATTGCACCGTTGTTAGGTCTATATTCTCAACCCGAGTATTAACACCCAGTATTTTTGAGTGGACAACGGGCGACGACTTTAACCGAGCAGTTGTTGCGACCATTCTCTTTTCTCCAAGGAATACCGCTACATAGCGGCGTAATATCGACAAAAATCAACGCACGATGTCGGAGTGGGTTTTGGCAAACCAGTAATCCGCCATCTTTTTCTTAGCAAAGAACTTCCGCAGGTGCATGAGGTCAGACGCTTTGTGCTCGTCCTTGGAGTAGTACAGGTCCAGGGCGTCCTTGAACTTCGGGGAGAAGTTTTCAGACGGCCGCCTAGCCGGCTTGAACAACTCCTTGACCATCTTCACAACCGCACAGCAGTTCTTGACGAACCGAGCCTCTTGCGACGTAAAGCCCTTTGAGCCGGGGCATACTTCAAAGCCCATCAGCCCGTCGCACGCTTCACGGCTAATGTCTGACGCGAGATTCTCGATCAGCTCAGGCGGTGTGGTCTTCAGCAGATGCCCGGTCATGCTGCTGTGAATAAACCCAGGCCGCTCAAACACGTCGACGTACATGCACCAGCCGGCCAGCGAGTCAGCCGTGATTGCCGACGTATGGCCGTTCCACTCGGGGTAGGCCGGATCGCCAAGCAACTCTAGCACACGCCCGAGCACTTCCGGCCCGTAACGGTAATAGAGCTTTTCGACCGTCTGGATCGCCGTAATCTCGAAGCGGCTACTGCGAGTGCCGGCGTGCGTGGAAAACTTGAACCCGTGATGCTCCACCAGCTTCACGATTTCCTCAAGCCGCTCGTCCTTCTCGGCGATGCGGGCCCGATAAATATCTCGCTTTGCGTGAGCACGGCGGTTGTAGTTTTCGTCCTTGTAGATCTGTGCTTCGTCGCGCATTTCTTCCACGATGAGCACGGTGGCCCGTACATGCGTGAAGCCCAGTTCCTTTAACGCTACGGTGCGGTGTACGCCGTCCGTTAAAGAAATAACTACGGACTGCAGTTTTCCGTTTGCCGCAAAAACCTTACGGAACGTAATCTTCGGCAGCGACAGCGAGCCTGGGTTAAAGTCCACCACGATCTGTGCGACGTGATTCCAGTCAACTTTTCGTTGCCGGCACCAAGCCTCATCGACTGTAATGAAACTGATTGGCACAAGCCCAATAATTGTGCCGCCGTTGGTTTTGATGCCCTGCTCTTTCTCTAACTTAAGCAGCGCTTCGTTAAGTTCTTCCAGTTCGTAAGCAACCATGTCGTACAGGTCGCTTTTTTCCTTGAGCGATCCTTCGCTCTCGGTGAACATGTCCGGGCCTTGGCGGGCAGAAGTAAAGTTCTTGAACGTATACTTCTGCTTGGTGTTTCTAGTCGCAACGGTAAACGGTCGCGACTTTGTTGCCGTGCCTTCGGACTCGTGCTCGTCCGAGGACGTGCTTTCTTCGTGCGGGATGATGTTGTCGTCGTTTTCGTCGTTAATAGCGTCCACGTGCTTTGCGTGTCCTTTCATGGAGCGTTGTGATACTAGTCGACCGCAGCGGGCACAACTTCCCGCGTCGGCATCGGCGGCAATTTTTCGAACAACTCGCACGGGATGTCGAGAAACAGCCCGCGAAATAGGTCTGACGCTGGATGCAAAATTTGCAACGAGCATCGGAGGTGCGGATCTACGGGTTTTCCGGCCGCATGTTCGTGAATCATGATTGGCGACACAGCCACAATGACGTCATCGGGCAATCGTTCTATTGCCTCCGGCACGACTTGCCGGTTGTAGTTCATGTGGTTTGCAGCCTCGTTCAGTTTTGCCAGGAGCTTTTTGTCAGCGAGTCGAATCATTTTTACCTGTTTTTTCGTTGCTGTTGTGCTTCGTGAAACCGCATCACTGCGTCAGCCGCTTGGCGAGATTCAGCGGCGTTGTAGCCTTCTTGCTTGAATCGCTCTTGCACATACCTGTGCTCGAAAGAACCGCTGCTTGCGGGTGGCGTTGTAGAGCTCGAGTTGGAGCTCGTGCTGCCGCCACCGCCGACTAGTTGGCCAAGCATAGCAATGCCAAATACGATGGCAAGTACCACCCAAAATCCGCCGTTATTTCCGTTATTTTGTGCTGTCATGATTGTCCTTTCTGCGTTTGAAATCAGTCCCACCACATCGGATAGTGCTGGTTTATGATGGCAAAAAACCAACGAGCCTCTCTGGCCTGCGTGGCTTCGTCGGCGTCAATTGCCGCCATGAATTCTTGTCGTTCTTGTTCTGCGGTGGCCGGTGTCACGTTTTGTCGCTTGGTCACCATTACGGCCCCGCCTCGGCCAGCAAACTTTCCGTTTTCAAACTTTCCGGCTGGCTCAAACGTTGTTTCTGGTTCGCCCCACTTTTTGTTGTGGCAGTTCATTGCTTGGTCGTAGTTCTCGCGGCTAAGGCGTTCGCCCAAGCGAATGGCGACGCGTAAAGCCTGCAAAGTCTTTGCGTCGTGCTTGCACACAGAGTCGTTAACTAAACAACGTTGAATGCGTTTTAATTTAAACACTATCAACGCAATTAAATATGCGCCGTCAAAGTCGTAATTTTCTCGCCCGAACATTGCAAACGCCCACATACGCTGCACTTGTTTTCGGGTGCGGTATTGCCAATTACGCACGGCGCGAAACGGCTTGAAGAACCAATGGTCTTCAAACAATATCAATGCCTCTTCCCACCATTTCGTCATGCAAGTGTCGTCGTGCGGCTTCAAGGGCTTCGTTAGGTGTTGTATATTCATGCCCGTACTTAAGTGCGTTTCGTAACCACAGGTCAATACTTTCGACAGTCAGCTTCCAGTCCATGCCATGTATGGCGGCCATCATTTCGCTGTGGTCTTCACTGCTGTCGAACTCAAGAATGGTCTTCGCCATCGCGCATTTCTTTCGTAATAACGTCCCAGCCAATTTGTGCAAAGACACGCTTTGTGGCTATGTAGTCTTCGTCAGTTTCGGTGCCGGTGACGAGAATAAGACGTTGATTCTTTTTGTCAATTTTAAAGGCTATCCCTGAGCGCGGAATGCCCCATACACCGCCGTCTTTCAGCGTTTGCGTTAAATTTCGGCACCACTGTAAAACGTGTTCGGGTTCTTTTGGTTCCGTCACGAAAACTGTTACCTCGTTATAAATGCCGCCAGTTGTTCGCCGATGTGTTGCGTATACGCGGGCGGCAATCCTTCTTTAAGTTCGTTCCACGTTACTTTACGTGTAACGCCCATAGCCCACATGCCTTCTTCCAACGTCTTGGCTGTTGAGCCGCCAATGACCAGTTTGCCTGTTTTCTTGCACACGCCTTTGCATGTGTCGCCCATGACGTGGTACACGCCAATAGGCTTTCCCTGCTCTTTGTGGCGGCACGGGAGCCGCACGAGGGGTACGGCGTCTGAAAGAAACAGGCGATGCCGGCGAACCTTCAAAGCATGTGAAGATCCGCATTCGATAACCGCGGCCTCCATTCCTGGAGCGCCGGGAACATTTTCAACTACCCATGGAATTTTCAACTCACGCAACAGAGCAAGTGCGGGAGTAAGCAGGTCGCCTGCTTTACTTTTGCCGCCTTGTGCGTCCCGCAAATGCTTGGCCCGGGTATGGGCTTGGCACGGCGGACTGGCGTGAATACCGTCGAACTGCTTAAGAAACTCTTTGTCTTTTAAAAGTTCTAGTGCGTCGGTCTGTATAAATTTGTGCGGGTAATTAGGCTGTGGGCGAATATCCACTCCGGTGACTTTAAAACCTGCGGCTGCATAGCCGTCAGAAGCAAGCCCGGCACAGCAAAATAAATCTAATAACTGCAGCACTGTAAAATTCCTTTACAACAGCGCCCGCCGCTACGCGACGAGTTCTATCTCTTTCGTGTCGTTCTCGGGTGTCGGCGGTTCAAGCAATTCTTTCTCAAGGCTTTTACGGTTGCCGTACATCCAACTCTGAACCGCGATGTGGCGAAACCAGTCGTTGATCGACGGAATACGCCCCAAATCTTCTTGTACGTGTTGTTCGCCGATATAGCGAACCATTACCTCGCGTCCGGCAGAATTTGTAATAGTGTGGCCGAAAATCCTTTCCGCCATAAAGATACCTTCTGAATGGTGCCGCAGGGCTCGATGCCGGAAATCTGCCATGTGGCTTTTAGACTCATCGAACCAGTCGTGAATGGCTTGATAGTCTTCGGGTTTGCCGCCCCATTTTTTGACGCTTGAAAGTGCGTGATGGTAAGGGTGGGCCATTTAATCCCCGTTTTTCTCGTCTGTTAAAAGAGATTCTAGGCAATAAAGAATGTCGTCGTGCGTAGAAGACCAGTCAAACTTGTCGTCAATTTGCTCGACGTCGGCAGCCCACGCTTCGTCGTCTTGCCGGTCAAACATATCAGCGTTCCACCACGCAAGAATAATGCTTTTTACGCCCGCGGCTTTTTCAGCTTCTAGTAGTTTAATGGCTTCGTCAATCGTCATTTTCTACAGCCTCGCGCATGAATGCGGCATCAGCGTCAAACGCGTAGCAACTAGCCAGCGCGTCGCAATCCTCGCAGTCGACGGCGTAGATATCGACAATAACGCCCTCGTCTGTCTTTTTAATGTAAACAGAAAAGTCTTTCGTACCGACCCAGGTGCTTTCAGCCAGGTCGTCTATAACGGCGTCTGATTCTTCGTCTAGGACAGGCCTACTCATTTTCTTCCTCATGACAGAGCTGCTCGTACAAATTAAAGTCTTCGCAGATTTTGTGGGGGATGTGCTCTTCGAGCCACTGCACGGTGTTGTCAAAACCTTCTAGTGACCACTCTACGTCCACCCCGTAATTAAACTCACCAACATAGCCCATGCTAAGTTCGCAGTATGTGGCAGCAACACCAAAACCAAGTGCCGTCATTTTTGAGTAAAACTCAACTGGCGGTGACCACGCAGACCGAAAACTTAGCGTAATTTTCTTGTCATTATTTGTGACAACTACATCAGGTGCTCCCTCATGTCGTGCAACGCCCCATTTAGTGCCCCAGTTAGCGACCTGCCAGTCGTACCAATTCGCATGACCGTAAAGTTTGACGTTTATTTTTTCGCGCTGCTCTTGAATAAATTTCTCGGGGGTATTGCTGGGATAGTGGGCTGACGGCGTATTTTTTACATCTTCTGGGCACGGCACAAATGTCTCCATAAGTGCGTTGTTGTTCCAGGCCTCTGCTACGCGTCTAATCTGCGTGGGGTCGGAATGTGTGAATGTGACTACGTTATCGCACCAGTTTGGCACAGCATCCTCGTAATTAAAACTAATTGTCGTTGTATTCTTCTGACTCGTAGTCGTCGTGATCGTTGTAGTTCTCGTTGAAATCGATAACTACGGGATCTGTTTTGTGGTACTGAGCCAGTGGCGTAAATGTAATGTGACCATACGCGCCGGCGTCTATTTCCCAGCCGGCGTGCTTTGTTTCTAGGAGCAGTTCCGCTACGTCAACCACAAGTTCTACGAGCGTTAGCGGTTTCTTTTTGAAATCGCGGGGTTTGATTGCACCGCCCAAGTAACTGTCGTCGAAATAGGTGTGCGACAGGTCCTCGTTGGCGACGTCTGTAAACACAATTGTTTCTAGTGACTGGTGCGACAGTTCAACGTCGTCAATAGTTTTAGCGTGCACAGATGACACGCAGCCGCTGTCACCTGAGCCGTCAAAATACGCAATGGCGTATTTGATTTCGTGATACCGCAGTTTTTCCAGTAGAAAATCTAAGGTAGTTTTTGTTTTACTTGTCATCGCGGTTTCCGGAAATAAATGTCGAACGCGGCGTCGCTCACGTCGATACAGAACTCTTCATATTTTTCTAGAGAACTTTTCCAGTTCTTTGGCACGGCGATAAACTCACCAAAATCATCGCCGCCGACGAGGGCTCGGGCAGTCTCCCACCACTCTTCGTCAATTGCCGGATTGCAGTCTTGCGCGTAAGCACAGTAGGACGAGTCAGTGCCGGCAACTAGATCTCGCGGGTTGCCGTTCGACATTAAATAAACGCCTTGGTCGTGCACGAACAGAAAGCCTGGCTGGGCAGGTGCGTCCGACCACGCCATGTTCCAGTGTTTTGACATCAAGGCGTGTTCAACACATCGGCGTATGGCTGTTGTTTTAAAAACACATAGCCCCATTAGTAACGCCTCACATCACGGCTAGACTCGGTGTAATAGGTCGTATGGTCAACAACTATCCGGCCTGTTTTAGTTGTAATTTTGATAGTGCCTTCGCCGCCTTCGTTGTTTTCGAATCCAACGGGCAGCAGTTCCCACAATTCACGCTCGACGTCTTTAAGCGTAAAACCGCCGGTGAACACGGTCGTCACGTCCGAGAAATGAAATTCTTCTTCTTCGTTGGCGATAGAAAATTCAAAGTCGCTGCAGCTGTCGCCGGAACCTGAGTATGTTACGCACATACTTTTCCATCCGGCAGCGTACAGCTCTTTGCAGTATTTTTTGATTTTCTGCGCGTGGTCTATAGCCGGAGCTTTGCCGATTATTTTACGCAGTTCAAGCTCCATATCCCGTTCGGTGCCCTTTTTAGTAGGAGGCGAGGACGGTGCAGGGCTCTCCAGTTTCTTTTTCTTTTCTTTCGGCAAGTGCGACAAACTCCCTAAACGATTTTGTAACTTCGTAAATATAGTCTTCCCCGTCTTCCGGGTAGAGCGAATTGCAGCGCAGGCGAATCGCCTCCTCGACAGACATAGGTGCGGTGTGTACGTTTCCGCTGTGGGCGCCAGAGATTGTTACCGGTTCTTTATCCTCGCTGCCGTTGTGTATTTTTTTGAGCAGTTCCGGAAGCAGCATCGCTAGCATGTCACCGCCCTCGACGCCCCGGGCTGGCTCTGTGACGCATTTGAGCCGCATCCGCATCGTGGCGGCAGGGATCTGGGCTTCGCATTCGCTAGCCTCAAACGCCTCACGCACCAAAATCTTTGTCGCATATGGCCCGCCGTGATAGGCCTCTCGCAGGTAACCGACGTTGCCAGAAGTTGTGGAGTAGCCCGTTATTTGATTTTGCTTCTCTTCATCAGTCATACCGGGCCACTTTAAATAGATGTCAATTCCCATCAGTTTTGCCCTCGTTATTCTTGGCTTCAGTTTCGCGGGCACAGGCCTCAAGCCAGCCTTCGCGCGTCGCCTCGCTCACGTCTACAGACGCACCTACGTCTTCTCGTAGAAACTTGACATTTTCGGGTGTGCCGCCGTGGAGTCGTTCAGCGGCTGCTCGCTTTGCGTCGTCAGCGTTGGCCGCGATTACAACAAGTTCTTGGCTGTTCTGGTTGCTGACGCGGACATGGTAGTACTTCATTGTTCAAAATCCTTAACATTGTGGGTGTAAAACAAAAAGGGCGTCGAGTACATACTCGACGCCCTCCTTAGCGCGAACTTGTTAGTTGCCCGCCGAGATCACTGGCAGCGACCGGCAGCACAGCAGCCGCGACGAACGCGAACCGCCCGAGCCGGAGCCGTCACAACCTTGACAGGCACCTCAACAACCGCACGCGTAACGGTACGCGTCCGCTCGATCGTGCGACCGAACAGACCTGGACGGCACGTAGCACGGGTCGAACTTTCCGCACAACACGTACCTTGAGCACAAGCATTGCAGTCTGTAGCTGGAGCAGCGACGACCACGGGGGTCGGCTCCGGCGTCTTGACGAGAACACTTTCCTCGCCGGCGAGGCCGCAAGCGCAGAACAGAGCGAACGCAAAAGAAGCAATACAGGTCTTCATTACTAGAAATCTCCTTGAAAAATCGAACAACAAGGTGCACGCGTCCGTTGCGTGAACCGATCTTCTAACACAAACACACCGGGCGGTCCAGAGTGGGCTGAAAAATTTCAGCCCACCCCAGACTACCTAGTTTCCTTAGTCTCCGATCCCGACCAACTTCCGTTCTTGCTGCATTGCGTTTCTGAGGAAACGCACAATTTGCGGCAAGCACTTCGCGACATCGTTGACAAACACAACGTGCTTGTCGCCATACTGTCGCTTAAAAGCACCCTGCTGCGTACCGTGCACGCCAACAGCGAACGCATATGTGCTGATCTTGAGGCGCTCACGTGTGAATTTGCACACGCTCGTGACATGCTTTTCAGCAGTTTCACCGCCGTAGCCAGAACCAGCTGGCAAACCGTCGGCAATTACAAACAAGTACTTCTTTTTAGCCTGATCCTCTGACAGCCGTTTTGCTACATCTTTGATAGCGTAGCCGTCGTAATTGTTGGAATGTGCACGAATACCGCCGAGCCTGGTTAAATTTTCACCGTCGCGCGGCGTATAGTGCTCAAAAATAGTCATTGAGTCGGCACCAAACTCATTAGCAGTGTGACCGTAAACATACAAACGCACTCCCGCGATCTTTCTGACCGCCTCGGCGAGCATAATGCAGATGTCACGGGCACTGTTGATTTTGGGGCCTGACATGCTACCAGACTGGTCAACGAGTAAACCGACTGCCACGTCGGGCAGTTTGCTTATCGTCTTTTGCGACCAGATATGTTCGCAGTCGTAATCCAACTTATGCAGGCTGCCCTCGTCGAGATCGCCGGACAATAAGCCGTGAACTTCAACGCTGCGGCGGCCCGCCTGGAACTGCAATGCACTCCGAATACGTGCAATAGCGTTTTTGTTTTTCGTACGTACGATTTGCACAGTCTTTTGGCTGTCACCGAGGCGACCACTTTCTTCGCGCACCCGTGCCTTTGGTTTTGTAGAATCGCTGTTGTTTAAATACGCAACATACTCTTCTTCTTGGGCGTTGCTGGCCTCGTCATTAACGTGACCGATAGCGTCGCCAGTCAAAACCTTGGTCTTAGCCTCAACCTTTTCGCCGAACAAACCACCGTCAACCGGACTAAATGCCGCATGTGCGGCCCCCATCTTTTCATTAACGTTTTCCGCGGTCTTTTCTGCAGCACTGCTGTCTTTGGCGGAACCCCTGAGCGTATTCAATGCCCGAATTAACTTTTCCATCGTATCTAGGTCGAGCTTGGGCGCGGCTATCGCGTTACGGCGCTCTATCGGTTCCAGCCCGCTTAACTTTGACAGAAAGCCGCCCGACAGCGTCTCAAGCAACTGTGCGAGAAATCCAACGTCGGAGATTGCCTCGTGGCCCATGGTATTTTCTACGGCCACGGGCACAGCCGCTGATTTAGGCAGGTCATCATGTTGCATCGCCTGGCTCAACTCGCGAACCAAGTTCCGCAGCAGTCCACTAGTGTGCAACTCATAGTTGTCATAAAACGTATGTGCAGCACGACTATTAAGTGCCGACATTACGGATCTGACTGCGTTAAGCTGTGTTACCAGTTTGTCTGACGTACGACACTCCGCGACAAGATTCTCAGAATGCTCGATGCGCGGCAGATTGTCTTTGATTGTCTGAATATAAGTGGAAACACCCTCAATAAGTTTATTTAACAACGCTGTTGCACACACTTTTTCGCCGTGTAACGTGGGGCCGGCCGCAACGTCATTTCGCAGTTTTTCAAGTTTTGCTTGAATCTCTACGAACTTTTCTCGCTGGGTTTCAAAATGAGTTTTTGCCCCGTGAATTGCCTCTTGAACTTCTGTCTTGTTTGGGCCGTGAAGCGTCTTAGCTGCGGCTTTTGCCTTTTTAACAAGATCTTCTAGCAGGCTTTGGACTTTTTCGACGTCCTTTTCGGTCGGCGCTGTACTCATTAATTCGGCGTGCAGTTTATCGAGATTCGGTACAAACTCGCGAGCTTCTGCCACACCCGCTTTTTCCAAAGCCTCTATTGCCTGCGGCCGAGCCTGCAGCGCGTAGGCTATTTGATGCCGCAGCGTGTCAACGGTTGAACGCTTGGCGGCGGGGGTGAGATGCTCGTCGGCACAACTAGACTTAACACTTTCAAGCTGCTTATCGAGCGACTTAATCGCTTTGATTAACTGCTCAATAGACTGCTCACCACGCGCCTTGCTGCCTGCCCGTGCCAACAATTCTTCTTGCTCGTTGCTTTTTGCCAACCCGTTGCGCTGCTGCTCTGCAATATCGCCCATACCCTCGCCGAGACAGGTCAGCATATCCTTCATTGCACTGGCACCAGTACTCGTCTTACTCTGCTCTTCTTGTGCCTGCTTGAACATATCCTGCAGGGCGTTTTCAATATCGCCTGCGGGGGCATCTTCGTTTTCTTTATGCAACAAATCGCTGATGTCGTGTACAAGCTTCTGACACGTCTCAAGCAAGTTTGCCGGCTCGACCTCGGCACCCAAATGCTTTGACGCGAGTTCGGCTACTTGCTCTGGAATGGCTAGCGGGTCCTCATCAGCGATCATGTTGTAAGCCAGCCGGCCTACAATCGCTTCTAACGACGGTTCTGCCTTTTCCAGGTTTTCACGTACCGTAATAAACTTTTTCGCGTGACGCACGAAGTAGGGCGCGAAACCACCCCAGTCTGACACCACCGTACGGCGAGCCAGCCGCGTGAGCATGCTTTTTGCAAGCATTCCAGCCAGGTAGTACTCGGTTGTAGCGAGTGCCATTTTCTTGGCGTCTAACTTGCTAAAATTTGCGTCATTTGCGAAAAATTCTTTGGCCGCGTGAAAGCCAATCAATTGCAGACCTGTGCCGTTAATTGGTCCCAGCACGTCAGGAGTGATATCCTGCGAAATCTGCACACGAAGCAATACAAACCCTGTAAGTGCGTCGACAATCGCGTCTTCGACTTCGGCCGTATCGCTCGCCAGCAGGTCGTCGGGCGACACAAAAACGACACGCTGTTTGTTGTCGTTTAATGCGTCGGTGACGCCGTTGCTGTCAGAGCCCTGGCTAAACTGCACAGCAAATGACGTCTTATTTTGACCAGTCTTATCGACAATCGTATTGGCACTGCGTGTCAGGTTGCGCAGTGCACGGATCGCCTTGTTCTGTGCGTCGCTGTCTGTACCGTAAGCAAATGACGTACGACTAGAAAACGTCGAACGAAACAAGCTAGAAGGCGAGTAATCGACATTGCGACTATATCGAAAACTGTTTCGGCGATACCAGTCCATGTCCGAATCGTCAAACGACTCGCTGTAACTGTAGCCGCTGTATCCGTATCCGCCGTAATCAGAACCCGCGCGATCATCGGCAGCATAATCGCCGTAAGAGGAATAACCGCCTGACTTTTCAGTGTGAAAACCAATTGGTCCGTGTTCGTCGCCGTCGTCTTCAATAGATCGATAATCTGGATTTGGCCGAGGACCGCGAGGCTTCTTAGCCTCGTCGGTATCCTTTTCGGCTTCGTAGTTGCCCCACAGAGACTTCCACTTTTTATCTGCCATTAATTAGGCTCCCTTGCTGGTCGCCGCCGCCTGGGCCGCGATCAGGTCACCAAACTTGCCCTGAATAATGCTCTGCACCTTGACGCGCTCGGAATCGTCGTCGCCTTCGGGAGAGAAATGGTTTGTGATTGTAAACTGCAGGGTGTCAACGCCGCCCAGCACAAAGTCGTGGGCTGCCGCGATCAACTGCCGGGTAGACAGGCTTTCCGTCAGCGTAGCCGACAGTCCAGTCGAATCTTGCCGGATCTTGTTAGCCATCTGTACGAGCCGCGACGCAATGTCCTTGGTTACGCCAGTACGGTTAACAAGCAACTTTACCTCGTCGCTTTCGGCAAGATACGTCAGTTCGACGGCACGCGGGAAACGATCTCGAATCGCACGGTCGAGTGCCGACGTACCGGTATAGCCGGCGCCCTCGTTCATCGACGCAAAGAACACCGTACCCGGCCCGACGATGATCTTGTCGCCCTTCTCCTCAAGGTATGTAAACCGGCGGGCGTCCAGAATCGGCATCAACGTATTGAGCAGATTCGGATTTGCACGGTTAAGCTCGTCGAGCAGGATGACGTGGTTGCCGTTCTGCACCGCACGCACAAACTGCGACTCATGCCAGAACACGGTGCCCTCGCGGGCAGACTTGTACCCGAACCAGTCGCGAGCCTCACGGAGATTAGCGCAGTCCATGATCAGCAGCGGCCGATCGTGTCGGGCTGCAAACTGGATGGCCAGTTCAGTCTTACCGCAACCATGTGGTCCGATAAGATTAACATTTTGCGGGCACTTTTTGCTGGACGTTTCCAGAATTCCAAACAGGCGCTCGATTTGCGGGTTAATGATGTACGTCGTGTCAGACTTCGGATAAAAGACGCCGTGCTCTTCGTCCTTTTCCTTTTCGGCTTCCGCACTAACCACACCGAGCTTTGGAGACTCCTTGGTCATCCGGGCGAAGCCGTAATCGTTACCCGCAACCGGCGTTCCAAACGACATTTCGGCCGCCTTCTCTGCGGCGGCAATTGCCTTGGGGTGACCGTTAATGAACCAGCCGTACTTTCGCTCGTTCATGATCGAGTTCACAGCCCGCTTGTTCAAGTTAATAACAGCCACTGCACGACCCATCCAGTCAGAACCTGGGCAGCCGTCGGCAGCGTTGAATTCGTCTACAAGTGCCTGAAGGGAGTTACGCTGTTTCTCCCACATCGAGCCGGACAGCGTATCGATCATCGCGACGAGCACGCCATAGGCGACCGATTCGCCGGACACTGCGTCGCTATCAGAGGCAGACCCGTTCTCGATTACCCAGTCCTTTAACTTCTTGGCAGTCGTGCCTTCAGCGCTGATAAGTTCGTTTGGAACAACGCTGACAGCCACTTCAATATCTTCGCGGTTATAGTGATTCGCGGCCATACGACCACGGTTGCTCGGCATAAAACCAACAGCGTCAGCGTCTTCGTTCACGTACAGGTACATGCGTTATTTCTTTTTCTTGTTTTGTTTATGCTCTTGAATGGCACAAACAATAGTGTTTTCAAAATCTTCCGGCGCAATGTAGTCGGCGCCGTTGAAATAATCTAAGACGTGTTGTGCCGTTTCTCGGTCAAACATGTCTTTAAACAACTTTACACCGCTGGCGGTTTCCAGGCGGTATTCGGTGATGTCGTGGAGGGTCACGACCTCTGGAATAGCGACAACGTCTTTGTACGCCTCACGCAATTGAAATAATGCGTCTAAGGCGTCCAAAATACGTTCTTTGTCCTCGACGTATTTTTGGTCTGTGCTCATTTAATGGGCGGCACGGCCGGCATCGGCCAGCATAGCCGAAGCGAGAGAGAACCTCAAATACCGCGTGCTGGCCGGGCATAAACGCCTCGACCAGCGACGCGGCTTTGGGCTAAGAGGCTCAGAGAACGTCGGTCAGCTGCTGGTGCAGCTCCAAGACGTTACGTGCCTCTTCGTACGAATCGCCGCAGGCGGCGATAAATGCCTTTGCCGCTCGCAGATGAGCGACAGGCAGGGAGTCAGTGGTGTCGGCCGCGGGACGCACCTTATTGGCTGGCCGCTTCAGTTCCACGCCTTTGCGTGTGCTTACGGCAGCACGGTGCTGCTCGGCGGTTTCAGCCGCCTTGGTCTTCCGCGGGTTACGACCCTTGGCACTAACGCCCGCCTTCTTTAAAAGCTGGCTTACTTGTGCTGGGCTAACCTTAACGCCCTTCTTCGTGAGTGCGTTAACAATGTCAACGCCGCGGAGAGATTCGCCAGCGGCGTTGCGCCGGTCAATCTCGTCACGGACGTAATCGGACATGCTCTTCTTCTTCTTATCAGCCATGGCAGTAACTACCCTCGTGGTCTTACTTGGTTCTTCGTCGGCGTCCACAGCGGAGTCGACCTCTTCGTCATCTTCCTCGTCGGCGTCGTCGCCGGTTTCGGAATCGAATCCGTCAGCGTCGTCATCGGCGCTGTCGTCTTCAACGTCATCACTTACCGCGGAACCAACAAGCTCAGCATCAGTGGGCTCGTCTTCGAGTTCCGCGTCGACGTCCGAGTCGATCTCATCATCAGGCAACATCCGTGTTTCCTTTTCCTTTGAAGTTTTTAGGGCTGGCGCCGGGCGGTTGCCAAGCGGTTTTCCCCAAAGATTTGCCGGGTTAATAATTTCTCCGGCTTCTACCTTTTTGGACATGACTACTCCTTGTTGCCGTCGGCAATGCCGACAACATCTACAATAGACCCAGAAAAACAGAAATCAATAGCCGACAAATTTTGCCGACTAGATTAGCGATTTGAAGCAGCAACAAGGGCTCTAAGTGCTTCAAACGTACTGGTCGTTTGCACTACTTGTTGCTGCGGTGGCGGTACGGGCGTTGGTACCGGAAGGTTAGACGCCGTCGGTGCCCGACTGGCGGCGACATTCGGCGGGGCACCGCAATTTTCTGTACGCAGCAAGTCTTTGTTCAGATGCGGCCACAGTTCCATTGAGTGGATCGCCCCGAGCAGATTCCAGGCTGCATGTGCCAAATGTTCTTCACTGCGGTCACCGCCAAGAAAATTGTATATGTGTGCGATTGCGTGATTCAGCATGTCAGTAACCGGCATGCCGTTCTCCCAGTTGCCGGCCCCAAATTTTTCCGCACCTTCAGCATACGTGCGTGCTAGAGCCCGCAGCCCAATCGGCGAAATCAAATCGTAGCGTACGTTATCGCAATCAGCACTTCGAACAGCGCCGGTGTCGTATTCATGACGATTATTGCTCATCGTGAGTCTCTGCGACGAAGGAGAAATAAAACCTGGGTGTATCAAGAAACAGCACTGTACCACGCTGGCCGTCTTTTTTACGGATTACGTAAACGTACGGTGCATCGAAAAAGGCGACCTCGAATATTTTTAGCAGTTCTTCGTCGGTCCACACTTCATCGGCGTACGCGTTTTCCAGCAGTGTCCGTATTTCGCCGCGCTCATACCTGCCGTATTGATGCGCCAGTATAGTTACAAGTGCCTCGCGAGAACCGGTGAACGGAATAGATATTTTTTCCGGACATTTTTTATTGCTCATTACGCTGTTGTTCGTCAGTGGGCTGATTTAATGCATTTAATTGATCGACTCGATCTTTAATGCGTTCTGCGAGCTCGGCGGCATACCGATCGAACATTTGCAATTGATTTACAAAGTCGCGTTGCACGTCTACGCTGAACGCTGCAATGCGTTTTAATAACGCTAAGAGGCCTGCGATGTACGGCGGCTGTTGCTGCCGCAACCGCAACAGACCCGCGGGCAAGTTTTCGGGTTGGTTTGTCCAGATTGGAATGATCGCCACGCCGGCAAGTTCTGGCACTGCCGTGAGGGCTTCGACACAAAAATCATCGCAACGCTTATAGAATTCGGCGTCAAAAGGCAGACGGGCTGGTTCTATCTGATTACTCTGATCGGGTGTCGGCTGACTGTCCATGATTGTCTCCAAAAGGGTCTTGTACATATCGCATACGGGCTGGTAATAAGCCGTCTACGATGTTGCTCACGCGTGTTGCGGCGAGGCTGTAGATAATTAATCGTGCCGCCGCGGCCATCGTATCACCGAGCCAGACTCCCGCCAAGAGGGCGATGAAAAAATAGAATGGTACGTGATAACTCTTGCAAAACGGGCAATTCAGCAACTCAAGTAATTTGCCTTTTATCGAGTCTGGCGCTGTGACGTCTTGCACAGCCTGCGAGTACGCCCGCAAATGGTCGAATATCGAGCCTTTGTGCCAGACCTCGATCACCGCACCAGTGGCGAAAATGACAGCAATAAAATCGAGAAGTGTGAATGTCATTGGCGTTTCTTTTGCCGGGCTTTCTTTTCGCCGCGGCTGATAGCGTTTGTGGCGGTAAGCATGAAGTACATGGCGACATAAATAGGAATTACAGCACCAGCACCAAATACCGGCCCGCACACCAAAGACGCCAGCAGCATTAGACCAGCGAGCGTAATAAACGAATTGGTGGGACTAGAGCTCATTTAATTTGTCCTAGGGCGCATTGGCATCTCCATTTGGCCAGGCTTCAGTTAGGTTTGAAGTATTAACAATCGGGCTGTCGGTAACGCAGTCTATTTCTACTGGTTTAGGTGCCGGATACGGCGCCGTCAGCGTAATGTGATGCACCGGATTATCAGGGAGGTACACTTGAGGTTTCGGGCCACGGGACGTTCCCGGAAACTCGGCCTGCCGGCGATCCTGATATAGACGTGCACTTTTTCCAACTTGAGCCATGCTATACTCCTTCGATTAAGTAGGCAGCGGGTCACCGTTTAGTATACCCGCCGCCTACTTAAATACTCGGTCTACTGCTTACACAAACTTCGGTACGCATACACCGGCAACATAAGCACACCGAAAAGCACGGTCAGGATTAAGCCTCCTGTTATTATGCATAGTTCGGTGGCTATGTTTTCGAGCCACTGTAGTTCGACCGGATCTGAGTCGTGCCGAGACGACCGATTAAACCTACGCCTACGTTTGCACATATGGCACCAGAAAAAATAATGCAGGATGGTAGCCTGCACGAATCAACAGCGGTTGAAATTCCAGACGCAGGAGTTCAATCGCTGTTACAAGAACTGCTGTCAATTAACACGGCCGACCAAGCGTCCGTTACATCGCGGACGGCTGTGTTGAAAGAACTGGCAACAAGATGCGCGTTTCCGTCGCTTGAGCCAATTCTTCCGCTTGTATTGAATTTAAATGGTAAGCCGTACAGTATTAAAGATCATTACCCGTTCGGCCCATTATTCAGAGTATTAACACCCAAAAATCAAGTGTGGAAAACCGGGCGTCAGTTAAGTAAATCTACGTCGCTCGCGGCGCATGGAATTGTAGTCGCTAACTCTATTCCATTTTTTAAGACGTTGTATGTCACGCCGCTGTACGAGCAGATTCGCCGTTTTTCCAACAATTACGTGCGACCGTTTATCGACCAGTCGCCTGTCAAGTCTCAGTGGTCGAGCAGCGAGACTGAGAACTCTGTGTTGCAGCGCAGCTTCAAGAACAAGTCTTTAATGCTGTTTTCTTTTGCACTGCTTGACGCTGACCGTGTCCGCGGTGTGTCGTCTGATCGAATGTGCATCGACGAAGTTCAAGACATGGACCCTGACCACATTCCAATTATTCAAGAGACGATGAGTTATTCGCGTTACGCGATTTCTCATTTTACGGGGACGCCAAAATCGACTGATAACCCGTTAGAGGGGTTGTATAAAAGGAGCAGTCAAGCCGAGTGGTTCATTCCGTGTTACTCGTGCGGCAAGTGGAACATACCGTCTATCGAGCACGATCTTGATGCCATGATCGGGCCCATGAACATTCACATCAGCGAGAAAAACCCTGGTACTGTATGTGCAAAGTGTCGCAAACCGATTAGCCCGCGGCATGGGCGGTGGGTGCATAGACACCCTGACCGCCGCTGGCAATTTGCCGGGTATCACGTGCCGCAATTAATTTTGCCGCTGCACTTCTCAGATCCTGAAAAATGGAACACGCTGCTACTGAAGCGCGAAGGTTACGGCAACATGACGCAGGCACAGTTCTACAACGAAGTCATGGGCGAATCTATCGACGCCGGTCAAAAACTTATTAGCGAAACAGAACTACGTGCGGCGTGCCTGTTGCCATGGGAAAACAAAAAAGAACCCGTACGTGAAGTGTTTGAAAATTTGAATGATTACCGCTCACGCGTGCTGGCCATCGACTGGGGCGGCGGTGGCGAAGAGGGTATTTCGTTTACTGTGTTGACGGTTCTTGGTTTTCGTCACGACGGCACAATTGACGTCCTCTGGGGGAAACGTCTGCTCATCGGCGGCGATCACTTAGCAGAAGCCGTTGAATGCATGAAATACTCTGATTTATTTCAGTGCGAATTTGTGGCTCACGATTACACCGGGGCCGGCACGGTACGTGAAACCGTTATGGTGCAGGCGGGGTTTAACCTAGACCGCGTGCTAGCGATGCGTTTGGTGCGGTCAGCGTCGCAGGATCTTATGGTGTACAAACCGCCGACAGCGATCAACCACCGCGCACATTACAGCCTAGATAAAACACGTTCTATTCTTTACACGTGTCAGGCTATCAAATTAAAACAAGTCAGGTTTTTCCAGTACGACTGGGCTTCGCAGGACTCGCCTGGTTTGATTTCTGACTTTTTAGCGCTGGTAGAGAACAAAGCAGAATCACGCATGGGCGGCGACATTTACACCATCACGCGAAACACGCTTCTTAGCGATGATTTCGCGCAGGCTGTAAACATCGGCTGTGCCGCGTTGTGGCACATCAACGAAGCCTGGCCTAACTTTGCCCAGTTGGCCGGTCTCGGCCGCATTACGCAGCAGCAGGCCAAAAACGAACTTGAAGACGACCACTGGGCAGACGACGCTACGGCAGATCGTTTTTTCGGCTATTAAGTGCCTGCAGCGGCGACTGGCTGCGTAATAACCTCAATGATATCAGGCGGGCAGATACACGACAGCCCGCGACCGTTATCCCACTTTACGTGCAATTGCGTGAACTTCTCTCGTGCCCAGCCCGCGTTAACGTGTGTCACATCTTCGATAGTACCCTCGGTGCCGGGCGGGATTGGCTGTGGGTCATTAGGCATAAAAACCATGCGAATGCGGTCACCCGGCTTGTACATCGTCATCGTCCTTTTCAAATAGACTTCTGTGGTTGGCAACAAACTGACGGCCATTGTCGTTTACGGAAAACGCAAAACTATCATTGTCAGAATCGAAAGAGACATCAATAAGATCTCTGCTGACGCCTGCTGAAATGACGTTTGACATGATTCGCGTAAACAGTGCTTCCATCAACTTATGCAGTTGCTCCATGGCTGCCTTCTTGGAATTGCCACCGACAGCAAACAGCGCTCCGTTATCCGCGGCACTGAAGTCGCGCACGATGGTTTCGGTTTCCTGCAGCGACAGAAACGCGCATTTTTCTTCAAACGACGCGCTGTTGGCATCGACTGCTATGCCGCTTTGCTCGGCAATGTAGTGATCGAACAACTTGATCGCTGAGTCTCGCAAACATTCCATAGGCAGAACTGGGGCGCCTGGGTTTTCAAAGTCCGGCTGCCCGTCAGAACTACGATGGAAAAATTCGTCTAGTGGGCTGGTGTCTTCGTCAAACACGGGAATCCTCCTGCAGTCGGGCCGCGGCCAGGCTGGCCTCGTAGTTACCGCGGGCAAGAATACGGGCACGGACAGCGTTACGCATGTCGGCAAGGTAATCCTGATACTGCACGTCAGTGTTTACGATCGCTTCTGCAGACGAATACGAGTGCGGCTTGCCCGTCAGTGCATTGTCGCCGCTAGCCATGATTCTTTCAATAGCCGCCAACTTTACCGCGATCCGGTTATCTTCGAGTCGCATTTCAGCGAGCGTGGCATCAGCGAGATTAGAGGCTGTTACTTCGATGTTACGCACAAAATCAGTCATTTTTTTCTCTAAGTGGTTTCGTAATCTTTGAAGTCGTAATTTGACTTCTGTTCTTTAATAGTCAGTTGCCGTTTGGGGTATTTTTCCGGGTGGCATACCTGACAACGAGCTCGGGCGCAGCCAGCACAACGTAAAGACTTTCTGAATCGACCGGCTTCTACTTCTGGCCAATTTCCGATTAAAGACCAAAGTAAGTGCCGGCGCAACTTAGCGCGATTTTCTAGAATGTGCTTTTCTTCGTGATAGCGTTTCATTTTTAACTCCGTGTACAAGTAACTACATAGTTATTGTAACACGCGGGAATCAGACCTTGACGAGCGACTTCGAAGCACGACGCTTCTTCATCGCAGCCTCAGTGGGCTCTTCGCCGTACACGGCACTCATGCCAGGCGTGAGGCAATCAGCCGTGAAGCGCCCGAACCTAGGCCGCCACTCGCACAGGCCGCACATCGTGCCCGCTTTCTTGATCCAGCGATCAAGTTGGGCAAAATTGATGATTGAGTCCTCGAACGAAATCGACACAACAGCCGACCAGTCATGGAAGATTGGCCGAGTCGAGACGACGCGAGACTGCTGCCGCGCCACCAGCGTGGTGAACCGGAAACCTTCGGCTTCCGGAGTCGGGCGGGGCGACGTGTCTTCAAACATTGCTTCCGGCTCGCGCGGACCGGCGTACTCTAACTTAAAGAATCCCGGGGGCGCCGCGAACACAGCGCACTTGGCGAGCTGGCCTTCCTTGGTCTTTCGAGCCGCGGCGTTAATCGCTGCTACGATGGTCGCACCGGGCAGTACGGGACCCAACTCCTCGTGCATATGCAGGCTGCCGAGGAACTCAATATGCCCCATCTCGATGTGGTCGGCGTCGGTCTTGACGCGCTTCGAACTGACGCTCTTGAGCGCCTTAGAGAACTTGTTCAGCGGGTTTGCCATCTGAACGTTTTTCACAACCATCGGGCCGTCCCCGGTGATCTTGTAATCAACATTAACCCAACTCATTGATCTATGTCCTTCCGTTGATGAATCGTGGGAACAATGTAATTACAGCCCAAGTCTTTGTTTTTGTAGCGACGAGCTCGTATTACATTTGTTATTGCTTCGTGACACTCGCTGCATAGCGTAATTAAATCTTTTTCGACATCCTCTTCGCCAAACCGTTCATACGTCTTGTGATGCACTTCGAGCTGATATACAGATCCGTCGTGCAAACACGTTTGGCATTCATAGTTGTCAATCACTAGACGTTGCGTGCGCTTTTCACACCAGTCATATCTGGCCATGCGCACGGCATAATTTAACGTCGTTGAATCCATTTGTTACCCCTGGTTTATGTGTAGTTTCCGCAGCACATAAAACCGCAACCTACCCTAATTGTTTTGAAAGAAAAAACCAAACCCAACGTCACCCTGCGTTACCTTACCGGACGTTACCCGACCTTACCGGACCATATTTTGTTTGAAAGAAAAAACCAGACCTGACCAAACCCCAGCTTATGCCACCCCACCGAGCCAAACCCTATTTTGTTTGAAAGAGAAAACCAGACCTTACCGTGCCTGACGTTACGCTACCGAACCAGACCGCACCCTAAATTGTTTTGAAAGAAAAAACCGAACCAAACCCAATAGCGCCATGCGTTACCGAACGAAATCAAACGTTGCCAAAACAGACACTACCGAACCGTACCGGACCTAACGCAAATTATTTGAAAAAACCATACCGAAAGCTACCGGACAAAACGCAACGATACCGGACCTGACCGCAAAATTTTGAGAAGAGAAAACCAAACAAAACCGAGCCTAACGATACCCTGCCGTACGCTTGTTGAGAAAAAAACCATACCTGACCTGATCCCGCCATACCGTACCATGCCGTACCGGACAAGACCCTACACGACGTTACAACACCTTATATGTTTGAAAGAAAAAACCAGATCTGACCAAACCCCAACTTACCCTGCCCCACGCTACAGTTTTGAAAAAGAAAAACCCTGCCACACCGTACCAAACCTAACCCGACGGCATTCGACCGAAGCTAACCACAAAGTTTTGAAAGAAAAAACCATACCCGATCGAACGTTACAACACCTCACGTCACCAGACCCGACCTAACGATAAAGTTTTGAAAGAAAAAACCTAACCTTACGCCGCCATACCGAGCCGGACCTGACCTTACGCCAGCCGACCATAAGTATGTTATTTAGCGCTGTCGCCAAGAATGACGTTGCGACAGCCGCACGATGTTGCGAGAGGAAGCACATCATCTGCATAGCCCGCGACTAGTTTCTCTTTGTCGAGATAACCAGTGCTGATAAGTGCCTGCAAGCCTAATCGAGCAAAGCCCCGCCGCCGGAACGCCGGGTCGACAAAGCATTCCACCGTCTGCACAGCGACAAACGTGTCTTTTACATGCTCGCGCCATGGGCGTGTGCCCACCCAGCCGACTAAAACACCTTTAAGCCACACGAAGGCTATTGCCATGTTGGGGTGCGGGCCTGGCTGCGGGTTGAGGTAACGCTTATCCAGTTCTTTTTGAATAGAGCTCGCACTGCCTGAGTCTGGCCACGAAAGCCGCGAACAAATAGCAGCGACATCAACCGGCCGCAATTGATTGATGTCTTTGATGTAAATGTTAATCTCGTCCATATAGGCCTCCATACCTGGCACACGAGTTTAACTATAGCCGGCGGCGGGAGTCGAACCCGCAACCTACTGATTACAAATCAGTTGCGCTGCCAATTGTGCCACGCCGGCGATCCGCACAGTTTACCCAAAATCGATGGCGCTAATAGCCGCAAATTGTCGCATGGTCATGAATTTAACGCGTTCGCGGTAAAAAGCCGCGTCGTGATGAGCACTGATTGATTCGCCCTCGTTATCATTGCCAAGAACTAAACCGTAACCCGCCAGCGGTTGCGGGTAGTCGGGCAGTGCAAAAAACTTAGTGCTGGGCTCGAGTTTGAGTAAGCCTTCGTCGTCAACAAAGACGTCATCGTCATCAGCCAGACGCACCAACGCAAAACAATCGACCTTGATGTGCTCATAGATTTGCTTGTAGTCGCCGTTATACGTGACGTCTGTGACTTCTTCTTTGTACGGGTCAATCAGGACAGCCTTGTGTTCAGCAGTCATACGGGCTCCAGTTTTGTAGGCCATACGTACGGCAGGTAGATCTCTTCCATCCAGCCAAATTTGGAATAGTGCGCGTAATCTTTACGCAAGAGATTGCCGCGGTGAGACGCATGAAAGTCATCGTCGCCAAACCACGGCGGGTAATTATTTGCTTTTATTGTCGGTCTAATAATTGAGTACCGATGTTCAAATTCCCGGCATAGATTGTCTGTAAACTTGCGGCGGCGCCACTCACGGCACATGACGATGCTATAAACAAGCAGGGCTGTTTCATAGCCTGCCCACATTTGCACCGCCGGGTGGTTACGCCAGCGAGAGACGCTTGGCATATGGGCACCAATCGGCACGCCTAGGCACAGCAGTATTTGTTTACACTCTACGCGCTGTTTGCCTAGACGCTTATTGTCCAGCACCGCCGCCGACCGCCGAAAACTCGGCAGGGGCAGAAATGTTTGCATGTTAATTAGTCATCGTAATCGTCGGAATCAAAGTCGTGCTCGTACTCGGGCTCTTCTTCGTCTTCGTCTTCGTCGTCTTCGTCTTCGTCATTCCAGCTAAATGACTCTTCGTCATCTTCTTCTTCGTAATCCTCGTCTTCGTAATCCTCATCTTCGTCTTCGTCATCTTCGTCGGCGTACCAGTCGACATTTGGCTTGTATAAGACGTCGTCATCGTCGTCATCGTCATCGTCATCGTTGTCGCTGACGAACTGCCACTCTTCTTCAATGAAATCGTCGTCCAACCCGTCGTCGTGGTCTTTTTTGCTAAAAATGGATTGTTCAGCCCGTCGACGATCATATGCCATAGACGTTATCCAATTTCTCTTGCAGGAATCTCGTTGTTTGTCCAGTAGTTATCACACCACGGCGTACTGACTAAAATGCCCGGCATACCTTGGACGGTTTCTTCTCCGCCAAACACGCCGTCATTAATTAGCAAGTTTATAACACCGAGCCAGTTTGGCGGAATATTTTTATCGTTTGTGAAATAGTTATCTATGGCCCGGCGATTTAACCACCAAAACTCTTTGCGGCGGAGCAGGTAATTTTTTGGCTGCATTTTTCGCCGGGGCCTAGGAATTACGTCTAATTTTTCGTGGTGCACGCCGCGAACTATTTCTTGGATTAAAGCCTCGTGGGCACGTTCCGACACGCCAAATTGCTGGAGCGTTTGGGGTAAATGAAACGTGGCGCCGTAAACCTCGTCGAGCCATGTGTGCAAATCTGTTAAAACGCTGATGACCAAATTTGGTGACTTGGCGACCAGATTCATGCGGCTAAGCAGGGTATGGCGGATATAGGCCGGCAGTACATAACGCAAATCGCTAAAATCGTTTAGCGTGTCGGGCGCTACGCCGGTGCTTATTTTGTTCCAGCCGTAACCTAGTGCGGCAACCGCCCCGGACTCTGGCATGCGCACGATTACCGGTCTGTTATGAATATGTGTAATGCTAGGTGCTGTGTCGGCGTCGTTGAACTCACTGGCTAGAAACACCGGCCAGAGTAAATCGGCCGAGTTTTTACGCAAGAAGTCGGCGACGCTGGCGCGGTGCAGTGTGGATGTCACCCGCTGCTGGCAACCAAGTGCTGCCCCGATTCGAGCGGCGGTATTAAACGCGACTCCAGATATAGCCGTGGCGACGCAATCTTTTCTGACAATTGGTGCAATTAAATTAGCGGCTATGGTGCCAAAGACGCCCCAGACAAACGCGTTCTTATTTTCTGCTGTTAGAAAGCGCCGCACGCCAATCGGGCCGGCATCGAGCGGCTCTGGGAAACTAACCGCCTGTGATTGTTTAATTATCGCCGGCGTGTTTATAGTTTCCCCGGCATTGGTGAACGCATAGTCACGGAAACGAAACATGCTCGCCTGCTCGTCCCAGCCTGTTTTTGTGGAAACAAGCGTGAGCACGGGGCTGTGCAGTTGTATAGAAATAAGGTGGCTGCGCTTATTCCAGGACCTGTCGTAGGTGATGAGTTTCCCGTGAGGGGCGGCGATGGCGGCTGCATAAGCAAGAAGCCCCATGTGCTCGATTCGTCGTGCGTTTTCTGTGAACGTTATCTCCCAATCCCGCATGCAGACACGCCCGGCGTAAATTTTTTCACCGTCGTCTGCCTGCATAATTTGCGTGATTACCACGCGGGCATTGCACACCTGCTGCCCGACATGGTTCCACCACGCATTGTCCTGCTCGACCAAAACCCATTTTTTATGCGTTCTTGTCGGCGCTGTCGGGGCCAGATCTATTGTCTGCAGTACGCGTTTCACAAAGTCTTCAGAGAATTGATCGCCGTGGTTTTTAAAGAACAACTGTAGCCGGCTATGTTCGATAGCCAGTTTTGTCGCAAATGAGTACGACGTCATCTCGTTGTGCCCGGCGAGCGTTTTATTCAATACGCTTTGCCAAGTATCCGCGGCACTACATATTTTTGCGAGACACTGCAGCGTATACCGGCAACTAGGCCGGGCCGCGACGTCAGGAGCCACGACGCTTACGTAGCCTTTTCCATTGGCCGCCTGACTCAGTAATTCTGGTGTAGCGGCATTGCCCTGAAAAAATCTGGGCGTGGGTGGCAGGGCGCTCCAATTAGTGCCGTAACTAATCGCCTCCGGCCCGGCGTACCCGGCGACGATGGGCAGTGCGGGTAGGCCGTACTTAAATTGCCGGCACTGCTCTTTTAATGCCCACAGCTGGTCCTCTACGACAAACTGTTTGTTTTTTAGCACGGTCGGTGGCGGCAATAAAAGATTCGGCAAGAAGCAATAACCGGCATCAACGCGTTGGCGGTCATACCCGCTGACCGGGATAAATGTTTTACGCATTTCTGCGTCAGCGGAGTAATGGAGCAATAAGAAACCAGACAGGCGGCCCGGAAGCGTGTAATACGGCAGCACAAGACTAGAGCCGTCTTTACGGGCTAGACGTGGCTTTGCTCGCCCGAGTTCGCGACACAACTTTAATACTTGATCAGGATGTGCGGCTCCGACAAGGTTTGTTACGTCATACTCTGGTTTTAAACCGATGTCGTAGATCCGGCAGGCTAGCAAATCGTCGCTGTGATTCCAGAGTTGACTTGCCGCTGCCGTCCAGAATGTTTCAGCCGCTTTTTGACGACTAAACGCCCGGTCGTAATCAGCCGCTGCTTTGTCGGCTTCGGACGGCGTTATTACCCCTAGTTCCGCCATTTTTGACAGGGCATGCGGTAAACTTGTATTCCAGATTTGAGCCCCAAAGGTTATGATATCTCCATGGGCTAAACACGAATTACAGTGCAGCCAGATACCGTCAGTGACAATATCGTCAAACAAATGTAGGGTATTTTCCTGACATAATGGACATAGAACCACAGCCGGAAACGCAGGAGTTTCCGGGGCTACCCCAAGAGCCGACAGGGCGCGAATGTGGTTATGTCGGCGAATTAAACAGGTAGGTAAACCCATGACGAATATTCCGCTGGATCACGCACACGACGTCAGTGGTCGCGAAACGCACCGTTTAACGTCGCTGTATGCCGCGCCCGACTTTGTTAAAAATGCATCCGAGGATCGACTGGTCGGTACAGACCTTCCGCGTCATTTATACGCTGACCAGCACAATAAACTTTACCCGTGTCACACCGGTCCCGCAACATGGATGTCTGCGTTATTCTTCGCGGACAAGCAGGCTGAGTTTAACGAAAAGGTTGCGGGTGAGATCCGGCAACGTATTAATACCGCCGCAGAATACTTCGGTATTGCCGGGTTGGTACGCGGGCTGGAAGAGAAGGTAGCCGCCTCGAACGCCTCCGATCTGACAACGCTGCCCGATTCTGATTTCGCTATTGTGTGGGCTAGCGAGGGCGGGGCTGTTCGCCAGTGGCCGCTGCGTAACGCCACTGAAGTTAAATTTGCCGCGGCGCATTTTAAAAAGTACCGTGACGAGTTTACGTTTAACGACCGGCACGTTATTGCCACAAAAATCTTAAACAAAGCGGCGCAGTATGACGCCGACGTTAGCGAGGCCGACGATACGCTGGCACTCGCGGCTGGCCTGGGGGTTTGTGCTTCCAAGGTTGCCAGTGACATGCTCAAAGATCGCGTAAGGCTTACTCAGCGCAAGTATCATGACTTGGCGGGTGAGTTGTCCAAGTTAGCCGACGCTATCGACCAAAACCCTGAACGGGCCCGGTCGGTCGAGGTGCGTCTTAAGTTGGCGAGCGCGGTCGACACTTTTGATAGGAATACGCATCTTAATCGCCTGTACGATTCGGGCGGGCTGTCCAGGCCTGAAGAGGTGCTCTTTGCTATCACGGAAAAGGTCGCTCGGGCGTTTATGGCCGACAACGTCGAAACCACAACTGGTAATGTTTACTCGTTATCCGATCTTGAGAAACTGGCGGTTGAGGACGTCCGGGAATGGCTGGGTGATGACTTCGTAGACGCTGTCAGTGCTGGTGGCGTGTACATGGACCGCGACAAGCTCGCGGCGATTATCCCCACACTTGATCGCGGCATGGCCATGACTTTAGACCGGCTGCTGCAAGAAAGCGGTGCGACGGCCGTCGTGAAACAAGCCTCTGAAGATTCACTGCTTCCGTTGGCCAAACTGTACGAACTGGCTAACAGTTAACCTTGGTCCCGATAGGGACTAACCTTGACCCGCCGGGTGTGGCTACGAGCGTGCCCCGGCGGGTTTCTTTTTTACAGTCTTCGGCCGGCGAAGTGTCGCCGTATCGCGAAGCAGTTTCTTGAGCCGCTTTAAAACAGTTGCGGCCGGAACGTCATGCCATGCAACCTTATCCCACGCAATACGCTCGTCAACGTTGCGCCTGCCGGCTTCGGCGTGCAGCTTGCGAGCGTACTTTGGATTTATCCAGCGATATGCCTGCTGCCGCCGAGACTCACGATTATCTACGGCCGTTATTTCGCAGACTTGCTGGTCGGTAAGGCTAATGACCGCCTGCGCAGAGCCAAGGCTTAAAGCTATATCAACGTCAAAGAATGACGCCTTTGGGCCGTAGCACGACCAGCAATACCGACTAACTTCGTTTAGATTAAATTCCGCAGCAGCGAAAAAGTCGGCCGGTGTTGGGGCTGGCGGCACAGCCGGGGCTTTTGCTGCTTTCTTTTTTACAACTGTCTTTGCGGTTTTCTTTGCGGTCTTCTTTTTGGTGGGTGATCGTCTTGACTTCGTCATGTGTTTCAATCCATACACGAGCGCCGCAGTCGAGCGGCTCTTTGGGCTGGTATACGACCCTACACGGGCCAGAGATTATGACTTCGTGGCATTTAGTGTTGCTGTTATACGTCTTGACAGTCAGCGGCGGTTCCAGTTGTCCCGCTGTCGCATTCTTCTTGATGATGTGTTGGTTGACGTGAATTATCGTTCGCTTCTTTCTCATTGCTCTCATCGACTATGTCGGTCAGTCGTCGAATGTCGTCTTTTGATATATTCTGGGACGAGATGCCCGCATTGGCTTCTGCTTCATCTAACTGGCTTTCAAGGTAGGCGCACCAGTTTTCGTAAGAGTCGCGATCGTCGTTGTTCTGTTCAGGCCAATACGGATCTTCAAACAGTCGATCGTTCCAACCCATAAAGCACCTTTAGGCTGAGCGGCCGAGACTATTTTGCAGTAGTTCTGCAACTTGCTTTGTCTTGCCGTTTTTAAGTTGCAGTGCTGCTAATTGCGCGGCCAGCAGTTTTGTACGCAATACAATCGTGTGGTTGATGTCTTCTGTCTTGCCCGTCTCCAAATCGTAGACGGCATTGAACATTGTAGGGTCGTCCGAGAAGTCGCCAATTGTCGGCGAGACTCGGGCGGCTCTGAGGGCAATCCGCAAGACATCAGGCGGATTGATGATGCCCTCGCTATCCAGCACGGCACCGATGTAGGCCCGTATCTCGTCCGTGAACGGCTCTGGGTCGTCGTCGTCAGGCGGGCTGATGAGGACACTTTCCGTAATCCCCCACGCCACCTCTTCGGCATCCGCCGGATTGAACACGTCCGGGCGGTACTCGTCGCCGCTCAGGACGTTGCAGAACATGATGAAGTCGGGCAGGTTTTTGTAGAACCTGTCGGTAGTCAGGATCTGAATTGCGGCAATTAACTTGTCGAAAGTTTCTTGCGGCAAGTCGACGTTAAACTCCTCTTCGACCTCAAGCGCGATGGTCGCGGGGTCCCAGGTGAGTGCCTCGGTCCCGAAGGCGTCAAGAAACAGCGTTAGCAGAACGGCTGCAAACGTCTCCTGACTTGTCCACGCTTCCTGCATTATATTTTTGACCATGGAATCCGTTCCTGTTTTCGAGCATTAGAACACCCTGCCTATACAGCTCGCTTAAATTGTACCCGATTGAGATGACGGGCACGGCGGGCATACAGGTAACGTTTTCGCCGCTCTGCAGGTCAAGAAAGCCCGTATAGCCGGTCCACGTGCTGTACCGGTTGTCGGCAAACAGCAGGTGTATTAAATCCGTAGCCGGGTCAGCATTAAACACCGTACGCAATTCTGTTAAAAGCAGCGTGCGCTGTTCCGGCTGCAGAGCGGATATCCGTTCTAAGGCGTCAGCCACGAGCAGGCAAAACAAGTCTTCTTGGGCTATTTCG